CGCCTCTTGCGGGTCCTCTCCGAGCGCCAGGAAGCGATTCAGCCGCACCCCAGGGACTTGGTGGCTGGTCGCAACATGGGGCACCCGAACCGTCCCATGCGCGCCGTCTGCCATCGTGCCGACGTGCCGCTGATCTCTCCGATCGGCCTGCGGCACTCGTGCGAAACCTTCCTCGAGGAGCGCAAGACAAGCGAGCTCTTCCAGGTGACATGGATGGGCCTTAAGAGCCCAGCGATGCTCAAGAAGGTCTACCGGCACATCACGCCGCCGACTATCGACGGCGGAATTGCGGCCCTGAACGCGTCGTCTGCAGACTGAAACGTAAAACCGCAAGGGCCGCCGTGCAGATTGGTGCACAGCGTGTCAAGTGGCGGTTCCCTGCGGAATTTACGAAGAAAGCGTCACGACGCTCGGACTGTGGTCCAGTGTGGGTAACGCTTTTTGATTGACCACGGGAACGGACTGGGTCTAGATGGTCATGTCGAGACCGTCATGAACCACCTCCCCGATCGGCCCTTTCCGCGCACACCATCCGGCGGTCTCGACAACTTCCGGCGCGTCGAAGAGGGTCGTTCAGGGCGGTGGTTTCCAGGAGAAGCCGCATGGAAACGAGCAATCGTCCATGTGGTGTGCAGCATGGCAGTCCGCTCGCTTTCCCGCGAAAACGACTGAAAATCCATGTGTGGACAGTTCGATTCTGTCCCTGGGCACACCGCAGCACTGAGCAGAACACCCGGAGGTCCTCGTGATCTCCGCGGCCCTTCGCGCTGACCATCGATGGCTCCGGCTTCCCCGCTCGGCGACCCCGAGCGAGCGGTTCTGGGCCAAGGTCGAGAAGGCCGACGGCGATGGATGCTGGCTGTGGTTGGCCTCCCTCGACTTTGACGGATACGGCCAGTTCCGGTTCGGAGGACGCATGGTCAAGGCCTACGCCTTCGCCTACGTCGAGGCCAAGGGGCCGATCCCGGCCGGGCTAGAGCTTGACCACCTGTGCCGTAATCGCGCATGCGTGCGGCCTCACCACTTGGAGCCGGTCACGCACGCCGAGAACGTAAGGCGTGGCGCCATGGTCGCGGCCAACCAGGCGGTGCGCCCATGACGCGCACCCCGCCGGCCCTTGCCGCGCTCGACGCGCACGGGAAGGTCTGCCGGCTCTGTCTCGAGGCCGCCCGTGCCGGTCTCAAGTGGACGTCCCTGTGCGGCCGTGGTCGCCTGCTCTACCACTGCGCCAAGCGGGAGCAGGCCGGGTTCAGGAGGGCGTCATGAGGACCGAAGTCCGCACGCAAGCGGAGTTCGACGCGGCCCTGGCGAAGGGAGACCTCCCGGTCCTCGCCGCAGACGTCACGTTCGTGATCCGCGAGGGATCCCCGACGGTCGTGGCCTACGGCTCGTCCCAGCCGACGGTCGTGGCCTACGACTCGTCCCAGCCGACGGTCGTGGCCTACGACTCGTCCCAGCCGAGGGTCGAGGCCTACGACTCGTCCCAGCCGACGGTCGAGGCCAACGGCTCGTCCCAGCCGAGGGTCGTGGCCAACGGCTCGTCCCAGCCGAGGGTCGAGGCCTACGGCTCGTCCCAGCCGACGGTCGAGGCCTACGACTCGTCCCAGCCGAGGGTCGAGGCCAACGACTCGTCCCAGCCGAGGGTCGAGGCCTACGGCTCGTCCCAGCCGACGGTCGTGGCCTACGACTCGTCCCAGCCGACGGTCGTGGCCTACGGCTCGTCCCAGCCGACGGTCGTGGCCTACGACTCGTCCCAGCCGACGGTCGTGGCCTACGACTCGTCCCAGCCGACGGTCGTGGCCAACGACTCGTCCCAGCCGAGGGTCGAGGCCAACGGCTCGTCCCAGCCGACGGTCGTGGCCAACGGGATCGCGCAGCTGCGCCTGACGGGCGCAGTGAAGGTGACGGCCGCCGCGACGGTTGCTATCGCGATTCTCTCGGGTAGCCCGGCCATCGAAGGCGGCGGGTTCGTGGTCCGCAAGGATATTTCGACCCCCGCGGCGTGGTGCAACTACTACGGCGTCAAGGTCCACGACGGCGTGGCCGTCCTGTTCAAGGCGGTCACGCAGGCCTACGGGCCGCCATGCCATGCCGGCAACTCCGTCGTCTACACGCCGGGGACCACCCCGGTCGCGCCGGACTGGGACGGCGGAAAGCGCGAATGCGGCGGCGGGCTTCACTTCTCACCGAACATCCCGGCGACGGCAAAGTTCCACAGCGACAATCCCCGGTGGGTCGCGTGCCCTGTCGCCCTCGATGGCCTCTCGGTCCACCCTAACGGCAGCTACCCGGACAAGGTCAAGGCACGCGGCTGCGTGGCGCCGATCTGGGAGGTCGATCGGTTCGGCGAGCCGCTGCCGGGGCAAGTCGTCTCGTGGCCGCCGGCCGAAGAACCGGCAGCGGTGGCGCCCGTCAAGAAGAAGGCCAAAGCCAAGCGGTCGGCACGAAAGGCGAAGCCATGAGCGGCGCCGCAGCCCGGAAGCGCCGCGCCGTCTCGCTTACAACCGCCGCCGAGACGTACGAGCGACTGGTGGCGAAGGGTCACCTCAAGTCTGACGCATTCCACGCGGCCATGCGCGCCATGCGCGGTGACACGGGCATCCCGCTGCCATCGGAGATGCCGGCACTTGTCGAGTCCATCGTCCGCTCCCAGGTGTCCGGGGACTGGCGCCGCGCACTGCGCGAGGTAACTAACGGCAGGAGCCGGCATCGGTTCTACGCCGAGCTCCGGCAGCTCGTGGCTCACGTCCTAGGCCGACTCGGCTACCACCCGAGCGATATCGCCCTCGCGCTGAACCGCGACAGGTCGACCATTCTGCTGAAGGAGACGGCCTTCGTGAACCGGATGGACGAGGTCACGGCGGCGCGGGTCGAGCGGTTGCTGGCGGCGACGGCGGGGAAGGTGGCGGCGTGATTCTCGCAGCGATGATCGCGGCTGGTATTTCTGTGGGTCGGCACTTTGGCGTTCTCGATGGTATCGCCGCCGCGCTGGTTATCTACGCACTCGCGCCGTACGTCCCGAAAGGCACGCCATGACCCGCCAACCACTCCCGCCCGTCCGCTGGCTGAACCTACTGGCCGTGATCGCGGTGCTGATCGGCGTCGCGGTCTTCGGAGGCCTGCCATGACAACCCTCCGCTACAAGCTGCTCGCCGACGTTCCGCCACCAGCGTACCAAACGGTCGGCGCGTCCGGTATCGACCTGTGCGCCATGGGCGACGTCGACATTCTTCCTGGCCATTTGGTCGTCATAAGAACCGGCCTCGCCGTCGAGTTGCCCGCGGGAACGGAAGGCCAGATCCGCCCTCGATCGTCAATGTCGGTGCGCGGACTGCTGTGCCATCTTGGAACCATCGACAACGACTATCGCGGAGAGCTCGCCGTCGCGCTCGTGAACCTGTCACCGAGGCCCCAATTCATCGCCAAAGGCGACCGCATCGCCCAGCTCGTAATCGCGCCGGTCGAGCGCGTCGAACTGGTCCGCGTCGAGCAGCTTAGCGAGACGGCGCGAGGTGAGCGAGGCTTCGGCCACACGGGTCGCCGATGAGCGGCTCTACGAGCGTCGATCGGGCGTCCCTGGCGACTGCGGCTGCGCTTGCCGCGAAGGTTGCTTCCCAGAAGTCGCCAATTGAAATGTACCGGCACGTACTGCTATCTGTCGATTCGGAGAGCGCTAGCCTTCGCGCCTGCGACGACACGTTGAGCATCGCTCTTCCTATTGGAATCGATCCAAAGGGGAAGAACGTGAAGCGGGTCTCCGTAGACGCTAAGAAGTTCTCGGAGGTCGTCTCCAGGCTGTCTTCCGAGCGGGTAACGCTCTCGATTGGCGACAAGGCAATTTCTGTAACGGGCGGCGGGGCTTCTGTCCGTCTGCCCTTCCTGCCTGGGAACAACTATCCGTCGCCTATCGGGCCGTCGACGGCGCCGTTTCACTTGCCGTCTGATCTATTGGTCAAGGCGATTCGAAGCGTCACCTACGCAGCGCAGGTAGACACGTCGGATCTCGTGCGTGCGTCAATCCGAATTATCGCCAAGGATGGCACTGTCGAACTGCACGCGACGACTGGTCACTGCATCTCCGTGGCGCGCGCAAAGGTTGGCGATGGCACGCCTGACTTCGTCACTGCGATTTCTCGCCGGGCAGCTGAGGTTGTCGCTACGGCAGCCGAGAACGACGACAAGCCGTATGTGCCGGTCGCCGTCGACGAGCGCGTCGTATCCATTGGCCGCGTTACATGTGCGACCGTCACGGCGGCGCCTGTGCCGTGGAGACAAATCGAGACCAACGCCGACGGCGCCGTGGTTTCCTGCGACGAGCTCTCCGAGGCCGCCGAGCGAGCCGGGATGTTCGTCTACGCGGCGGACCCGGCGATTCGCCTCCAGTTCGCTGGCGGAAAACTCGCCGTGTCGTCAATCTCCGACCGGGAGGGGTCAGCGCGCACGGAGTTGACCTATGAAGGCGGACGCGACGAGACCGTCCATCTGTCTTGGCGCTATCTGCGCGACACGCTTGCAACTATGCCGACCGAAAAGGTCGAGCTGCATCTCGGAAATCACCCGAGGCCGTTAACGCTCCGCCCGCACGGAGATACCGGCGTAATTGAGCACGTCCGTTTAATCGCCCCCATGAGCAAGTAGGAGGACCAATGGACCCGATTCAAGCCTGGAAGAACCTCACGAACACCGAGCGCCGCGGCGTGCTGGAGATGCTAAAGGCGCACGAGGACGGATTCCGCGACCGAGCGCCGTGGCAGCGCGCCTACGAAGCGCTACAGGCGATTTCCGACACCCCGATGGTTGCGCGGAAGGACTGACCTGACGCCGTGGCACGGATCCGTTCCATCAAGCCAGAACTTCTCGAGGACGAGAAGACGGCGACCCTGTCTCACCTCGAGTTCAGGGTGTTCGTCTCTCTTCTCTTGGTTGCCGATGACTACGGCAACTTCCGAGCTGCGAAGGCACGGATCCAGGGCGCCGTGCTCTGGGCTCACGAGGATGACGTCGGACCTGTTCTCGAACGCCTGGCAACGGTAGGACTTCTAAAACTCTACACCGTGGGCGGGCAGGCGTACGGGCACATCACCGGCTGGTCGAAGCACCAGAAGGTAGACAAGCCCGGGAAACCCATGTGCCCAGGCCCAGATGCGCCGTCCGCAGTCATCTCCATTGGAACTCGCGAGGCAGTCGCGAATGATTCGCGAATCGCTCGCGACCCTGTCGCGCCTGATCTGGATCTGGACCTCGATCTGGAAGACGACCGGGAAGAAAGTTGCTCCGACCCGCCTCCGGCGGCGTCCGAGCCGGCCATTCTGGTTTTCCCAACGGTCGGCCGGGGACCCAGGGAATTCGGACTCACGCGCTCGATGCTCGACGCATGGGCCGATGCGTGGCCTGGGATCGACGTTCTCGCAGAGGCAAAGAAAGCTCTCGCGTGGGTGAACGCGAACCCCACGAAGCGAAAGACCGCCGCAGGGATGCCGGCCTTTTTGACTCGATGGTGCAACCGGGCGCAGGACCGCATCGGTGGGATCGCGAACGGCGCAACCGGCCCTCCGCGTGACGTCCAGCAGCCCTATTACCCAATCCTAACTCCTCGAAAGCTTGGACCTAACCCATGACCGGCTCACCCAACCCGCCGCACAGCATCGACGCCGAAAAGGCGGTCCTCGGCTCGGTCCTGATCAAGCCGGCCGTATTCGCCGAGCTCGCCGGCATGTTGGCCACCGACGACTTTTTCATCCCGGCTCACCGCGAGATCTGGGACGCGATGCGCGAGTGCGATCGCCGCGGGACGCTCGACGTGCTGACGCTCATGGACGAGCTTCGGTTGCGCGGGCACATCCAGCGGCTCGAGGGCGGCGAAGGGTACATGCTCGAGCTGTCCGGGGCGGTCCCGACGGCCGAGAGCGCGCGGCACTACACCGAGTTGGTCCGCGAACGGGCGGTCCGGCGAAGGCTGATCGCGCTGGCTACCGAAACGGCGATGCGGGCGGCTGGGTCGTCCGAGCTCGGGGAGCTTCTGGCCGAGACGCGGGCGAGCATCGACGCACTCGAGGTGCCGGCTGACGACGGTCCGGTGCGGGTTGGGGATGCGCTCGACGAGGCGAAGGACGCCATCGAGGCGAGGGCCAAGAACACGAGTACCGGATCGGTTCCGACCGGCCTGGCGTCGCTCGATGGCATGCTCGGAGGGCTCCGTCCAGGCCAGCAAATCGTCGTGGCGGCGAACCCGGGCGGCGGGAAGAGCTCGCTGGCGTGGGTCACGGCAATCAGAGCCGCGATGTCTGGTGTCCCGGCGCTGTGCTTCTCGCTCGAAATGTCTCGGCAGGAGCTCATTGAGCGGGCGCTTACGTTCGTGGGCGAGGTACCTGGCATCACCAACGGCGACGTTGACCTGGCGAAGTGGGAGAAAATCCACCGGGCCGACCGGCAGATTCGAGGCATCCCGCTGTGGGTCGACGACCGCAAGATGTCCGTCGGACGCATCGCCGCCGAGGCAAGGCGGTGGCGTTCTCGGTACGCTCGTGGCGGCCTGGCGCTGCTTGTGGTCGACTACCTCGGGCTCGTGCGGTCAGACGGGCGCGCCGAAAATCGGCAGCTTGAGGTGGCCGCCATGTCACGCGCATTCAAGGTGCTGGCCGGTGACCTGAAGTGCCCCCTGATTCTCGTGGCGCAGCTCAACCGCCAGAACGTCACCGGCGGGGTGCCGCGAATGCCGGTGCTGTCTGACCTTCGCGACTCGGGCGCCATCGAGCAGGATGCGGACATCGTGCTGTTCCCTTGGATTCAGGACGCCGACACGCAAATCATCATCGCAAAGCACCGCAACGGAGAGACCGGCATCGTCAAGCAAGTCAGGTGGCGCGGCGACCTGATGGCCTTCTTTGACGACACGGGGCCGGACTTCAGCGCTGTCGAGAACGAGAGGTGCCCGTGAACCAACGCGCGCTGTGGGCAGATCCGAATGTGAGGCGAGAACGTCAGGCACGTGCCGAGGCGTTCATGTGCAGGCCAATGGAATTCGACGAGGAGTGTGCGGAAATGAAATCGAGCAAGGACATCCCGCCGCGCGTCGGCATGCAGGTTCGAGCAGATTACCCGTTCTTGAGTAGTGACCGCAGAAATGTGACGTCACTCGTCGGGTGGCACATTGGAATGAACGGCAGCAATCTGAAGTCAGATCGCTGCCTTTGGAACAGCGGCGCGTACGAGATCGAATGGCAGCCGCCCACCGACGACGAGCGGCGGCTGTTCATGGAGGCGGCTCGGCACTGCGCGAATGTGTGGAAGACCGGTAGTTTCAGGCTGGAAGATTGTTCCGGCATGTGCGCATGGGGCAGCGGATTTTACAGCTGCGAACAAGCCGCCATCGCTGAAAGCCTCGCTCTCGACGGCGCCGACTACGGCAACATGCCCGACTTCGAGGAGCTGGAGCGATGACGCGCGTGACGAACGAGGACTTGGAGTGGCTGGTCGGGTACTGCGACGGCGATAGCACCAAGGCGGCTCGGATAGTCCGCGAGATGCGTAACGAGTTGCTGGCGTTGCGCAAAATCGCGGAAGCGGCTGCTGAGGCTAGGTCGCAGATTGCAATGGCCGCGGCGAACGGGCGTCCGATGCCCGGCAACGTCAAGTGGCTTGCCGCCATCGACCAGGCGCTGCGGGAGACATGGAGATGAAGCCTCGCTTCGAGCTGGAGAAGCGCGAGCGGCGGCGGATTCGCCGGCTGATCGCGCCGCACCTGGCGGCCATTCGCTCCACGGAGCAGTACCTGGTGCGGCTGGGGAGCGGCATAGCGGCCAGTGAACTTGCAGGACCAATTCTAGCCATCGACGCCGCAACTCGCGCGCCGAAGAAAGCGAGTAAGCGGTGAAGTCGCACAGCATCGAGTGGCACCGCATTTGCCTGGAAAACTGGACAGCGAACATTGCTAGGAACCGGGCGCTCGCCGAGTCAGCGATGTCGTCAGTGGAGCGACAGGAGGACGAGCTCGAAAGATA